TAGATTTAAATAAGACAAATCACCATTAATAGATAATTCATCTTTATATTTTTGTATACTTTGTTCTCCTCTAGCGTACAAACGTAATCTATGAAAATTATTATGATTAGTTAAAAATCTATTGCTAGCGTAATCTGTATTAAACCATTCGTTTTCTATAGCTTTTGCTATTTTTAATCCGTATTCAAAGCTTGATTTCTCTGAATCACTAACAACTTGGCTAGGAAAATGGTTTCTTGTACTCGTTCTAATCATCTTATTCTTTAATTAATTTTGACATATTACCTTTGTTTGAATATTTAGCAATATTTAAATTTAGTTTTTGTTTTTCTACATTAGCATTTGGAGTGTACAAATGTCTATTACATGCCATTATAGCTAATCCAGAACTTATTGAAGCGTCAAACTTTGTTCTTTTTGTTATATCAAATTTAGCCCAATCATTTAAAGTTCTGTTAAAATATATGTTACCATAATTACCATCACCTAAATGTCCTACGTTTCCTTGTATATACATTTCAATTGCGGCGGCATGGGCTTGTTTTACATCTTCACTAGAATTAGGTATTCCACCTACTTCTTTTTCTGCTACAGATAATTTATTCCAAACTTTATCTGGCCTATTCATACTAAAACCTCTATAACCTCTTCTTCTTAAATAATACAACAATCTAGGTTTATTATTTTCACAAAGTAATGGCATCCCATAAAATACTAATGACATTAATACGTCTTCAAAAAACATCTCTGCGGTTTGTGGTCTAGCTATATATTCTAAGAAAAAGTGATTAGGTGGAGCATCTTCCATGCTAAACTTAGTTAATCCGTGTAAAGCTCCATTTGATCCTCTTCCATCTACCGTTCCTGATATATCATAACTGTCACAACCAAAAGCACCCATGTGTTCATTCGCTGGGTGTTTAATTCCATTTTTTATAATTATTTTATTTTGTAGATTCATTGGTGGTACCCAACTTACTTTAAATCTACCTTTTGGATCTGGATAAAAAATTACTTGTGTATCTTTTATTCCGTTTACCCATTGAAAGTTTCCTGTGTTTACATGTGTAGCCGTTCCTATGCCTTCGTTATAATCTATTTGATCATATATTCTAACTAGATTAAATATACTATTTCTAGTCTCGTCTCTAAATGCATGCTCTTCTGTTCGTGGAAACTGTCTGTAAAACTCATTTAAAGCATCATGATCATCTTTTAACCCATCAGCTTCATTTTCCCAATGTTCTACAATACCTATAAAAATAGGTTCTCCGTGTGGATCTATAGCTTCTTGTTCTGGTGTATCAAAAACTGGGTTTCCATATATATCTATAAAACCTTCATAATTCCATTCCATCGGAATAAATAAAGAGTATAAGCCAGATTTTGTTTGTCCATTTCTATTTCTTTGAGAAACATTAGAACTATTATATAATTTTTTAAAATTATCTCCTCCTTTATCTAAAGCATTAGATGTAGATCCCATCATGCACTTACCTATAATTCTACTACCTAATCGTAAACATGTTTTTGTAACTCGCCAATTGTTTAATATATTATCAGGTCTTTCCCATTTACCACTTTCATCATGAACTAATAAATTTAATTTTTCTCCGTCATAACTATTGTCTCCAGTATTCTTCCAGTCTATAGTGGTATCTAAACCTTCTATTTCTTCCATACCATCAGTTGCAGACATTTTTTTTCTAGTGAATTTACTAGCTGGAACTCTATATGCTAATTCAGATTTTGGTCTATCCATACCATCTTGAATCGGTTTAAAAAAGAATGGATAATTTATACTAATTGGAACTACTTTATCAGTAAACATTTTTTTAGCGTCATTACCAGTTTTAGATAATATTCCATATCTACTATCACTTGCTAAAGTTGCTAAATTAACTGTTTCAGCTGATGACATAAAAGAAAATCCAGATCTACGGTTTTTAAGATAGCACATTCCGTAACATCTTTGATCTGCTTTACATGCCTCCCAAAATATAAAAAATAATCTATTCGCTTCTCTAAAATCTGGAGCACCTACATCAATCTTGCTCCATTGAAGATACATATAATGAGCGCCTGTTAAATAAGTTGGTTTACCGTTATTCATAAACCAAAAACCTTCATCTCTTCTTGTAAACTCTTCATCTATATAGTCGAACCATTGACCTTTTGATTCTTCTGGATAATTTCTCCAATCAAATATATTTTTTAATCTATTTAATTCTTTTGGATATATAGACTTTTCCCAATATTGTTCTTTTTGCTTTTTACTTCTACTATATATTTGATTTGGTGTTTTTGGTAACGCTATCTTTAAATTTTGTATTTCTATTATGTCACCTATTTGACCAGTTTTAGAAATAACAATAATATCATTTTCTTTATTATAACCATATCTCCATTTCTTAGATTTGTTAAGTCTTTTTATGGTGTTTATTTTTATAGGCTCTATAACCTTTACTAAAGTTTGCTTATACATTATTTAGACCTTCCTTCTGCAAATCCTCTAAACGCTCTTTGTTCTACTTCTTCTTTTGGTTTGTTGTTTAGTAAACTTTCTTCTTCTTGGATTCTAGTTAATATTTCAAAAGCATCAAATATAGCTAATTTTTTTGTTGCCGCCGCGTTCTTTAATCTATCTGCTGATATATCGTCGTCTGAATCTACTATAGGTTCTTTTGCTACTTTAATTAGTTCGTCAACAGCTTTTTGCCCAGCTTGGATTATATTCTTCTTCGTTTCCTTGATATTCATATTTAATTGTAATAAATTTAGTAATAACTCTATATAACCTCTTGCTATCTATAATGAATTCGTAAGTTGAAAAAGGCATAAAACCTACTAAATCATCTACTTTGTAAGTTCCATCTGTATACTTAATTATACCTATACAACTTTCTTCTTGATCTATATTTAACTTATTTCTTTGTTTAATTGGTTGTATAAAACAATAACCGCTAGGAGCTCTCCATTTATTTTTTCTTTTATATAAAAATATTTGATCTTCTTTTATAAAATAAGTATCTTCATTAAAAAAACTCCTACTATTTCTTTCTCTACCTTTCATATCATGCCATCTTCTAAAAACATTATGATGAGTTATAATGGTATCTCCTGGTTTTATTTCTGTTTCAAAAGCTGTAGGAACAGATTTAACAATAGCTTCTCTATTTACAAATTTATGTTCAGATATATTTGTGTTAAGTATAAGTTCTTTATCGTCAATCTTTTTTTTATTATTATATCTTTCTCCCAAAGGAGATATAATAAAATCAAATGGAGACTTCATTAATACTGCAAATTATATTCTATAGATATAGCCATATTTTTATTAAAGTCTTTCCAAGGTAAAACATCGCTACCTTTTTTTATATAGATAGAATACTTATCGTCTTCTTCTATAATATTATTAATAACATGACCTCCATAAACTTCTTGACCAACTGAATAATGCATAGCATCATTTTTATAGTCTTTACCTACTGTAATTTTTCTAATTAGTTTCATTTGTTTACTACTCCGTCTAAAATATTAATATCATCAGTACCATATTTTTCTTTTAAACTAGCTGATTGATACATTGGTTCTACACCAGATCCTTCAAAGACATCTTCAGTTTGAGTCTGAGTATTAGTTTTCTTTTTATCACCCTCTTCTATATTAGTATCACCACCACTCATACCTACATTAGGACTACCAAAGTCTTCTTGTATTTTATCTTGTAAAGATTTTTCTTTTGGTTTCTCTGGTTGATCTGGTTTTTTAGGTGGTACAATAGTATTTGCTGGTGGTATCTCTTCTATCTGTATCTCATCACCTGTAACTTTTTTCTTTAGTTGATTAACATCAGCATCTTTTAAATTAGATTTAGGTGGTGATTTTATTTCACCTATTCCTCCAGCTTCAGCTAAATCCATTTCTTCCTGTATACCTAAAATTTTATGTATGTTTAAGAAATCATTAAATGCTTTGTCACCTGCAGGCCCAGCTTCAAACATCTCTCTTGTAGGTTTTATCATCTGCCCATCTACAAAGAATCTATCTTTAATTGTGTTTATATAATTTTGTGCCTGGATAGGTAATAGTTTAATAGCATCTGGTGATTGAATTAATAGTTCTAAATCTAATGTTTGTCTATTGCCATTAGCAAAGTCAACAACAAGATCACCTTCAGTATTAATTGTAGGTACATATCCATCTGCAGCTAGTGGTATAGGCATTTCACCTGTTTGCTCTACAGGGAATACTTGATCTCTATCCATTCCAGCCATTAATGTTCCTGCTGATTTAGTATATGTATCCATAGTTTTATGTTGCTCTAAAACTAATTGATTTAACTGATCATTATATTGTTTTCTAGTTTCTTCATTTTCTGCTGCTGCAATTTTATTAGTTAGTTCAGCCATTTGATTAGCTATCACACCACCTTGTGCAGATATAACATCTGACATAATTTTGTAATTCATATTGTTAGTATACATAATTCCATCTGTAGGATCAATATTATTATCATATAATCTTTGATTTATAAACTCTGCTCTTGCTACAGCATCATTTGGAAATTCTTTTTTTGCATTTGCAGTTATAATATTAGTCATTACAAAATGCATATTTTTCATACCTGCTTCTGAAGTAGGGTATGTATTTAATATACCATAACCTTTAGCATTTAATGCTGTAACTTTAGTAAGTTCATTTGTAATAGCTTCTGGTGTTGCTACATCTGCTTCTGCTTCTTTAATCTTCATTAATAGTTTATCTGCTTTTGGCATTTTAGTAATTTCAGATAATCTAGCTTGATGTAAATTTTTCTCTCTATCAAATCTATCTTCACCACTTACATATGGATCATATATATCAAAACCTTCACCAGGATTAGCTGCCATAAACTTAGCAACATTTAATTTTACTTTATCCATATCTTTATTTTCAAAGATACTTCTGTTTTGTAAAAACATAAAATTAGCAAATCTATCTGCTACTTGATCTATACCTAAACCTTCCTGTGCACTTAAACCAAATGCCTCTGGGTTTGCTGCAAGGATATTTGATATCTCTTGTCTATTTTTAAATGCTGTTTCTGTTAGTGCAAATGCTTCATTTTCTTTTCTAAGTGCATCATTTGATGCTGTTGCATTTACTACTACATCTTTTTGTGCAGCATCGTCTATACCTTGAAATGCACCTATAGTTAAATCACCTGCTGCACTAGTTGCAAAGTCTTTAAATATTCCCATTTTATTCTCCTAGTTTTGCCATCAAACCTTTTATATCAGCAGATCTACTATCTGGCATATCTAATTCTTGTTTCATCATTTCTT